GTGGCGGAGAATGTGCTTGCGTGGGGTGTGGGTGGGTTGAACATTGACGGCAGCAGGATTGCCACAACAGACAATCTTTCCGGTGGGACCTACGGAGGCAGTTTTGGGGCTGAGCGCGATGAAAATGGCAATCTGCCCAAAGCCATAGGTTCAGGGGATAAGGGTCGTTGGCCTGCGAATGTGATTCTTGATGAGGTGACGGCTGGGTTGCTGGATGAACAATCAGGAGTCAGCAAAAGTCCTCCTGTTGGTTCAACTTGCGTAAGTGGCACAGGGAATATGGGAATGAAGCACAAAACCGCTGTTAGATCTAACGGTCATGGCGATTCTGGTGGGGCTTCTCGGTTTTTCTATGTGGCTAAGGCTTCTAAGCGTGACCGGAATGAAGGGTTAGAGGGGCTGGAGGAGAAGGCAGCAGGTTCGCTGAACATGAGAACAGATGAGCACTCGGTTAGAAACGGCATGAACACAGGCGCTCGGCAAAACTTCCATCCCACAGTGAAACCCACACAACTCATGCGTTACCTGATAAAGCTGGTGACACCTCCTGGGGGGACAGTGTTGGATCCGTTCACTGGGTCAGGGTCTACTGGTAAGGCGGCACTACTTGACGGCTTCCAGTTTGTGGGGGCAGAATTGACGGAAGAATACTTGCCGATTATTGAGGGCAGGTTGCGGTGGGCTAGTGAACAGGTGGAGGATGAAGATGACACTTTATTCTGACAACTTTTGGGCGGAGGAGATGAGCATTGATTTGGGTGTGCTCGAGACAGAACGCTTCTCCCATCCCTACCAGCTCCAGTTGCATAACAAACTGAGCGCTAAGGCTGCAGAGTATTGGGCTAAAGAGAACGCGCTGAGACTTCGCATGGAGACAGCCGCAGAGATTGAGACCTATAGGCACACAGAGGAGTGTGCTGTGGAGAAAGAGAAGCGGAGCGCCCTAGTGCGTGGGGGAAAGAAAGCCGGTAAAGTTACGGCTTATGACTTCACTGATCAACAGATTGAGATTGCTAGGCGGTCTCTGAGTGCAGGTGATTCAGTGTGAACGGTGTGGTTTTGAGTGGGAGCTCTCGAGCTCGAGACAGAAAACTATCCTCTGTGCTTCCTGCAGGGCTAAGAAAGTGCAGACAGTCCACACCAAGCGCGGTAAGTGTCTCCCATGGCATGGGGGGTTCGCAGCCGATGACATCACACCGGTGGATGAGGATGGGAAACTTATCCTCCCTGGTGTCAGGCGTTGCGGTCATACTGATTGTGTCAATCCATCACATATAGAAAGGGAAAAGAATGGTTAAGAATGAGGCTCTGATTGAGCTCACTGGGTGGTTGAATGATGTGCGCGAGTTTGACTGGGGCACAGCGTTGAAAGTTTCCGTGGATGTGCGAAAGAAAACCCCTGAAGGGACATGGGAGACAGTGGATAAGACTGTTTATGATGTGACTACTGATGGGAAAACCCCGTTGGAGGGTGTGAAGCAGGTGACGGTGACAGGCCGGATTGTGGGCACTAGCACTTTCCAGAAGCGTGACGGATCCACCGGTGCTGCTGTGAAGGTTAGGGCTGAGTCTATTGTTATCGCTTCTGATAAGCGCAATGAGGCTGCAATCATGGACACTTGGCCTACAGCACAGATTGGGCAGGCTGAACCGATTGACCAGGGAGCTCCGTTCTAATGCGTTGGTCTGGGTTTCTAATTCTGGGGTCTCTCGCTACCCTGTACCTGCTTTTGGCTAGGGAGGCTGAGGGTTTGCTAGCAGGGTTTGGGTATGTGGCATCTGCTTTTTTCTATGTGCTGTCTATTGTGAACTTGGCGAAGCCTAGAAAATAGTTTGAAAAAGTTTGTGTTTGGGCTTGCGCTCTGTGTGTGTAGCGGTATACACTCTAGATATGAGTTACCCCACAACCCCAAGCGCTGGACCTACCAGCGGAAAGGAGTCCATCATGGACTTAGCACTTCGCACCACCATCATTCACCCAGCTCACGGTGTCGTGACTGTTGAGATTGAGGAAGGCATCTTTCCTGGTGTGTTCCCTCTCACTCAGTGCTGTGAGGCATCAGCCTCTGGCATCGCTGACTATGTAGGTTGCAAAGCCTGCTACCAGCCAGTGCCTGATTGGTTTGGCTTTTGGGCTAAGGACCTTGATGGTCTGAAGGCAACATTTGCCTAAGCCTCTCCCTCAGAGAACCCTCACTTCGGTGGGGGTTTTCTTTTGTCCAGGTAGACTGGTTAGGTGAGCCTAACTTTTGATGTGTATGGCAGACCAGCTCCACAGGGCTCGAAACGCTATGTGGGGGGTAACAGGGCTCAGGGTGGGCGCTTTATTGAAGCGAGCAAGTATCTGCCGGCCTGGAGGAAAGCTGTCACCTCCACAGCTGTAGCAATCATGGAGGATGAGGGCTGGGCTACTTGCACAGATCCTGTAACCCTTGAGGTTATCTTCTACCTGGAGAGACCTGCCACGATTCCTCAGAGCAAAAGACCGTGGCCTATCAAACCCCCAGATTTGGATAAGCTCGTGCGCGGCGTAGCTGACGGTCTCACTGATGCCGGTGTGTGGGTGGATGACGATCAGGTTGTGCATGTGACGGCTTGGAAGTGTTATGCAGACACACGCGACCCTGGAGCTACAGTGAAAGTTACCCCCATTGTGGGTGGTGAGGGGTTAGACTCCTAACAGTCTCAAGGAAAGGTGGAAACTATGCTTGAGGACATGATGCCTCCAGTGAGGAGAACCTCGTGCAAAGTGAGGACCATTCTGGAAGAACTGAACGACAGTGACAGGGCCATCCTAGAGAAGGCGCTCGCTAATCATGAGGCTTGGTCTGGTAACGCTTTGGGGCGTGCTTTATCCCAGCGCGGTTTTGTTATCACTGAGAAGCCGATTAGGAAACACCGGAATAGGGAGTGCTCGTGCTAGAGGACCTGGAGCCGGCGAAGAAAGTGCAAGCACCTTCCCATTTCAGACCAGGTTTAGAGTTTGACGGTACTGAGGGCACAGCGACCACTGAAGGGCTCCCTGAGGCTCCTAACTTTGATGAGTTCCTGGAGGAGCGTGGGTACTCACCTGATGAATATGAGATCGTGGGCACACCACGCACTTCTCAATGGCAGCGCTGGGATGGGGAGTGGCTGACCGCGTACCGGTTCCACTTCCGTAAGAAACTGACCGGCATCCATTTGCCTACTCTTTACGCTGAGGCGAAACGCACTAGGGTGAAACCTCCCAAGCGGAAAACTTCGGACTCTAGAACCTTTGTGATATGCCCTGCAGATTTCCAGATAGGTAAGGGTGGGAGTCGTGGCGGTCATGAGGAGTCAATCCGGCGGATCCATGAAAGCTATGACCGGATTGAGCAGAGACTGAAAACCGGCAACTTTGACCACATCATCATCCTTGACATGGGGGACATTATTGAGGGTGTAAACAATAAAGCTGACATGGACCAGCTCATCACAAACACCTTGAGCCCTATGCAACAGACAGACTTAGCGGCGGCACTCATCTGGGATCTTATCAAACTGTGTGCCAAATATGCTCCTCTCACTTACGGCTCAGTCGCTTCTAACCATTGCCAGTTCAGAGTGAACAAAGCAGCGGTGGGGAGACCAGGCACAGACGATTGGGGTGTTGTCATCCTGCAACAGATTAGGAGGCTCGCTACTGAGGTGGGGCTCCCTGTGGAGAGATGGTTGGTCCCACAACCTCATGAGGAGGGTTTCGCGTTTGATGTGTTCGATGACGGCTCACACATCCTAGGGGCGATTCACGGTCACCAGGTTGCACGCCCTGACGCTTTCCAACTGTTCTGGTCCAAGGCTGTGTTCAATGACAGTTACTTAGCGGCAGCCACTCTTATGGTCAGTGGCCATTTTCATCATCACAGATGCGAGCAAATGTCAGGAGCGGAGGGCAGGGAGAGATGGTGGGTCCAAGCATCCACCATGGATAACGGTTCAGACTGGTACACCAGAACTCAGGGGGGCGGCGGTGACTCCACACCAGCAGTGACCTGTTTCGAGCTGGAGAAGGGTGTGCCCTTCAGGGGTAAGGTTGAGCTGTTATGACCGATGAGCAAGAGTTTGACCGGATAATGGCTTCTATGTATTCACAGGACCTGCCACCGGTTGAGGTTGTCTCAGGAGAGTTCAGGGCTATCGCTAAAAACTTTTTTACTCTGCCTGTCCAGTTGCTTATGGATTTGAAGCAGGCACAACTCGATCAGGATGGGTCAGACCTGCTCCTTCTGTTCGATGCAGCTGAGATGGCTTTTAGTGAGGCTGACTTTCAGCGGATGAAGGATTTGAGCATCAGGGACTTCCTGAATGTTATTCAGGCGTGGGTTTACTTTGACAGGGGAGAGCGTGAACCTGAGTGACCTGCAGAACCTGCATAAGGGTGAAACTGTTTGGGTGTTAGGTTCAGGCCCATCACTCAACTTTTTACACCCAGCATTTTTCAGCGACAAAACCTGTGTCACCGCAAACTATGTGGGCAGAATCTTTGGTCTGCAATCTTTCTACACTTACAGCAATTATCACTTCGATGATGCTGTCGCAGAGTTTGGAGAGGGTGTCATTGCTGCTGTAACGCTGGAACGGGATACTCTCACGCAGAAACCCTGGCCTGGAGAAGTGCCAGACAATGTTGCACTCTCATCTGCTTATAATTACAACCCCCCTGGAAGCGCCTGGGATCCTTACAAAATGCCACCACCAGACGGGCAACTTGTTTACGGCTCTTCGAGCATCCACGGCGCTATCCATCTTGCAGCACACCTGGGCGCAGCAAGCATTATTATTGTGGGACATGATGCAGGTTTCATTGATGATGTGAGCAATGTTGAAAACTATCCAGCACCCACCCAAACTTTCAGTTTTGGTGTTTGGAATCGCCACACCGTGATTTTGAAGCAATGGTTGAAAGAGCGTTACGGTGTGAACATTTACTCACTCAACCCCTTCATCAACCTCAACCTGGAGGGCCACACATTCAAAGGCGTGACATGATCCCTAACCTCATTGTCCCTGTCCTGAACCGGTACGACCTACTGGGGAGAATGCTCCAAAGCCTTGACTACCCCATTGCTCACCTGCTCATCATTGACAACGGTGCAGCTAAGGTGGATGAGGATCTGGAAGTGCATGTCCCAGCGTGCGTAGAAATGACCACTTATCTCCCTATGCCATCCAATCTGGGTGTGGCAGGGTCATGGAATCTGGGCATCAAACTCTTCCCCCTAGACAATCGTTGGACTTTCGCAAGCAATGACATGTGGTTTGAGCCTGGACAGTTGGAGAAGCTCGCGTGGGCTTCACCCTCAGAGCTCACCTTGGTTGCTGACTTCCCTTACTGGCACACCTTCACTGTGGGTGAGGAGGTTGTCAAAACTGTGGGCCTGTTCGATGAGGGGATCTATCCAGCGTTCTGTGAGGACAACGATTACCAGCGCAGAGTGGAACACCATGGAATCCCCATCACCCTCCTGAACATCAAGACAGGACACGATAACAGCAGCACCATCCACTCAGACAGCGCTTACCGTTTCGCTAACAATCGCACCTTCCCCAACAATCGTGCCTACTATGAACGCAAACAGCGTGAGGGTGACTTCAGCCAAGGCTCCTGGACCCTGCAGAGGCGTAGAGAGAACGATTGGTGAAGTTCCAGAAACCCTGCATAGTGTGTGGACAACTGTCACCTGATGCAACTTGCAAACAATGCCACCGGAAGAAAGAACGGCAGCGTGACAGAGTGCGTGACGCAGACCCTGTAAGGCAAATGAAAAAGGCCACCCTCTATGACCGTGAATATAAAAAGAAAAGGGCGCTCTTAAAAATAACGGGGGGGATATGTTACCTCTGTGGGGAGATAGTACCTGCAGGGACAGGGCAAGCCGATCATGTGATTGCTGGAAATCCTGACTCACCCCTGGCCATCACTCACTCTTTCTGTAATCAGAGTAAGGGCAACAAAACTCTAGGGGAGGGGTAGGGGGGGCCGTGTACCCCAGCCCAGCCACCAGCACCCATCAGTGAGCTCACCTAATTGATTCGCTCGCATGTTTGAAACATTTGTTTAGAACATTTGTGCGAACTACTTACCAGCAAACACGGGCCCACCCCCCCCGTGGCATTACACAGGAGTGGGGTAAATGACCATAT